ACTGCCGCTCACTTGGAGCATTATAGAAATAGAGATATGAGCCGAAAATCTCATCTGCACCGTCGCCATTAAAGACAACCTTACAGTCTGATTTACAACGAGTATGTAAACTGACCAAGTAGTTGCCTACCGAAGCACGCACAGTCGTCGTGTCAAATGTCTCAATCGCGCGTATAACATCAGGAATGACTCTGAAAAAGTCGTCTGCCGTCAAGACAATCTCGTGGTGCTCCGAACCAATCCAATCCGCCACCATCTTCGCATGTTTGAGGTCTGAGCTGCCCTTCATACCTACACTAAATGTCTTGAGTGGTGTTTTGAACCCACGCTTTCGAAGATTCTTCTGAACCAACGAGGCAATCAAACTGCTGTCAATCCCTCCACTCAGAAGCGCGGCGACAGGGCGCTCCGTCATCATCCGTTTCTCAACTGCCTGCTCCAAGGCGAAACGAAGAGAGGCACAAGCCATATCGAGCCCATTCGGATGCTTGGGTGTCAGCATAGGATTTGTCAGAAAAGGGACATCATGGTACCTCTGTGTGACAACATTCTTCTTGGTGGCAATGTCCCAGACCTGATACGTTCCTGGAGCAAATGGCTTGGCTGTTCTACACAACGCTGCGGACGCCTTCAGTTCGCTCGTAAAAATCATATCATCATCTCTCTGACCTTCAAACAAGGGGCGAATACCATATGGGTCGCGACCAACGACAACACGACCACGCTTCTGATCGACAATCACAAGGGCAAAGACACCATCTAGCGAGCGGAAAAACGACGTGAGGTCGTCTGTTGCTGAATAGATTTCATACAGTTCTCCAAGAACCTCGCAGTCGCTTCCAGACCGCGTATCGAGATTATGGGTCTTACAGAGTTCTCTCCAGTTGTAAATCTCGCCATTGCACATCCATGCGAGCTCATCGCTCTCATACTTGTTCTTAAAGAATGGCTGCATTCCAGCATTGTTCAGTCCATTGATTGCTAGACGTGTAAAACCCATCGTCATATTACCACTGAGTTCCTCTATCCGCATATCTTCCGGACCCCGTGGAAATAGTGTTTTTACCCACGTGAGCGCTGGGTGAGTAGGCGGCATTACGCCGAGATAGAACCATATCCCACACATTCTTGGACTTATGGTTTTTTATTCTTAAGGTTCTAAATAGAGAGAAATGAACGCAAGCGACGTCATTCGGAAGGTACAAGCCAGAGCTATATTTTCTAATAAGAGACAGACATTGATTGCCGCACAGGGCAGCGCTTGTACATTGAGCACATGCTGCGGCATTAGCACGTGCGTGATTACGTATCCCAGTTATGAGTTCAAGTATTTATTTAATGAGGGTCAGGCAGTCTGTAACGCCAGCACATGTACGAGCAGCTACCCTCTCAGCAATGTGGGTGCCATTTGCCAGAACAACTATGTCTAAAGGATATTTATTAGTCTGAAATAAAGAATGACATCACCGCACACTGAGGATTTTAATCAGAAGCCCTATGCTGAACGTCTGAAGGAGACGATTACGATTCTTACAAAACTCAAGGAACTTGGTATCTCTGATTTTGAACCTGGCTACGTTGCTACAAAGGAGCATGCTACAGTCTGGGTAAAGAGTGGTGAAAAGTGGTCAGGTGAAATCGAGTTTCCTCAGTACGGTCGTAAAGCAGAACTGACTTTACCATACCGCAAAGACCGTCCTGCTACGATGAGATGGCTAGGAGTTTGGCGTCTAGTTCCTGGCAAAAAATAAGACATTCCTATTAAAAGGAGATGGGTTCCACTGCTTATAGCATTGAAGGAGCCCTCTATGAGCTAGTTGCTCGTGGAAATAAAGATGTGTACTTCATTGAAGACTCAAAAGAAGCAAAAAATCTATTTGATAATCGTTACGGACCCTTTCCCCCTCACATTCATGAACGTCGAGTACTTCCTGCCTTGAATACTCCAGACTTTGGACGTAGCTTTGAGTTCCAAGTAGAAGTTGCTGGCGACCTCTTTATTGATCCAACACTCCTTATTGATTTGCCATCATGGTTACCACCCACACAAGCTGCCGAAAATCCTAAATCTCTTTGTACAGACTTGTCTGGGGTTTCCTATGGCTATGTCAACGGCATCGCATATTTTATGTTTGAAAAGATTCAACTGCTTCAAGACAATATTTTAATCCAAGAGTTCAGCGGCGACGCACTCTGGGCACTCTCACGAGGACGAGGCAGTCTCAACTCTGCCTTTCTAGACAATCGGCTGACAGGTATTCATGGCGGCACACCTCTAGAAATCCAACGCAATGCGACACCCGGTCAGTTGCGTCTTACGTTGCCTCTATTTGGATGCCAAAGTCGAGAAGATGGTGGATTTCCCGCTGTCTGTATTCCACAGCAGTTTTACCGCATTCGGTGCTTTCTCAGAAAGTTAGAAGACTTGGTGGAGGCGAGTGACGGGCAAGTCAAACCGAAACCTTGGGGTAAGACATTCCAAATTAAGACGTCTAGGCTAGGAAGTTTCACCCAGTTTCAAACTCTGGAACGCCAGAATATTCCTACACCCAGTATTCTTCTGGGAACTCGGCACATATATGTCGAAGATGATACAAAAGATGGTCTGAGAAAGGCTAGCCTAGAAATACCATTTGAACGTCTGTATGAAAGTATATTTACACAAAGTGAATGGGATTATGCGCCACTGTATCGCGGAGCTACCGCTACGATTACGCGCCGTCTAGAAGGCGTCTATCCTGCCTCTAGCGTCATCAGTTTTTTCCGCTCACAAAAGGCATTGTCTGCGAACCAACTCTGGAATATTTCGAATGATATCAGCGGCGGCGAGTTTTACCAAAATATGAAGTTCATCATCGCAGGTCGCGACAGAGAAACCTTGTTCTCCCCACTTGTCTGGAATAAACTCGTCACACACGCAAAGTTAGAAAGAGATACTGGCTTACCATTCGCAATCATGGATTGGACGCGTGGAGATATTCGCGGGCGACGCTCACCCTACACTCGGCAACCTGACGGTACTATCAATATGAGCACTGCGGATAGACCTGACTTGTACTTTGAACTTCAGGACATTATCGTCGGTCAAAAAAATAGCGAGTTGCGCTCTATTGTTGTCTCATGGGGATGTATGCTGATTGAAAACTTCAGAGCTACACTCTTATTCGGTAACTAGTTAAACGGTAAATGCCTTCACACAATAGCAGATGTCAAGTACGCAAGATACATTTAAAAGACCTGGTGGTGATATTACGACTCTTCTAGATTTGACGAATCGTGATATGCAAGATAATGAATACTTTCCCCTCGGAGCAAATACATCATGGTTCGCTCGTAACTCCGACAGACGTTTCACACCGTTTGTTCCTCTTATGCAAGATTTTCAATACAGAGGTCCTGCCGCTTTCGGACAAAAGTTCACCTTTGATATTGCGTCCCAGACATGCGGTGATATCCTACTCGGCGCAGTTCTCCAGATCAAGCTGAGCAGTTGGCTAGACTTGACAACCGTTCTCAAACTTCAGAACTCTCAGTTCGTATATGAAGACCCCGAGAAAGCCTGGTACTATGCGAATGCTATCGGTCAAGTACTCCTTCAGTCAGTTCAGCTAGAAGTGGATGGTGATACCCTGGAAAGTGTAGATGGCGACTTTGCTCACGTGTTTTCATTACTCTGGCCTGATTTAAACACACAGGTGGGTCCTGGAACAGACCATATTGCGATTTTTAATATCAATCAACTACGCAACTGGCCGCAACGTCGCGTCTTTCCCACAGAAAATGGCTATATTCATTGCGTGCTGCCCCTCTTTTTCCAACGCACACGCTTGAAGGAGCCGCTACCTCTTATTTCATGCCGTGAAGGGACCGTGAGAATCAATGTAACACTTCGCCCTTTTTCTGAGATTCTAAGACAAGCGCGTGGCTTCCGTGATTCGTGCGATAGCGTGCCTCTGAACACCCCCATTAACTTTATAAATAAGGATGCGCCTTACCTTGATGTTGTGACAGTAAAGACACAAGAATCTGAACCACAACTCGAGAATGTGCGGCTTTTGACGTTCGGCGCCATGTTGGATGGAAATGTCCGTTCTGCTATGCTCCGACAGCCGTTTGAGATTATGCATCGCGAGGCACAGACATTCTTTTTCGATGAGCCGCTGAAATATGCAGTGACGAAAAATACTGCGGCTGATGTCATTCGTATTCAGTTACCACTTGAACCGAATCATCCCATAGAAGAAATCATTTGGTTCATCCGACGAAAGGATGTGCGCAACAATAATGAGTGGACAAACTATTCTTCTGTGCTTGACGTTGAATATGACCCAATATACAATCCCCAAGAAAGCATGCTAGTTGCAGCAAAAATTCAATGCAATGGTATTGATTTAGTAGAAGGAAATGGACAGTACTTCCGTCAACTTATCGCACGTTATCATAACGGTGGTATCGTTGGGTTTAATAACTTTGTGTATGGTTATCCTATCGGACGTACACCTGGCGATAATCATCAACCATCTGGGACGATAAATGCGAGTAGACTTCAGAGTCTCCGATTGACACTTGATGTAAAACCACCAGGAAAGGCTGCGTGGGAAGTCAAAGTCTTTTGTATGAGCATCAACTGGCTGCGCTTCCAGAATGGAATTATGAATCGTATGTTTATTGATTAAGGAGACTAAAGACGTAGAGAAACTTCAGATAACACGATAGAATGGTGGCATCCCTTTTACGGATTATCCATACGGGAATACAAGATGAACGGCTTTTACCACCAAAAGGAAAGCCTGCTATCAGTTTTTTCCAGAAAGTTTTCATTAAAGCAGGGCGTTTCACAACCTCCTGGGTTCGTCTTGACTTTGATACGCTGCCCAACTTTGGAGTGAATGCGAGCATTATATTGCCACGCCAGGGTCATCTTATTACCCGCCTTTACCTCATTACAACAATGCCAGATATTGCTGGACCCTGTATCGCAGCGGAGGCTGCAGTCGGTGCGAGTAACTTCTTGGGACCTAGATTTGGCTGGACCAACAGCCTTGGTCATGCTCTCGTTGCCAATGCGACAGTTGATATCGGCGGAGCGCGTATTGAACAGATAAATGGACAACTCATGGAGGTTCTCGACGAGTTCAATACGCCTCTCGAAAAAGTTACAAGCATGAATACCATTTTGCCACGTATTCAGAATGGCTTCAAGACAACCAGCATCGGATGGACACAACGACCCACTGTGGCGGTCACACCCTTGCCCTTCTGGTTCTGTCGCGGTGATGCAGGTGTGCCCTTAGCAATCGATGCTATAGGTGTAGATCAAGTACGTGTAAATATTACATTTGCTCCTCTTAACTCACTCTATGTCTCGTCCGCACAACTGGACATCACAGGCGTGAATGAGCCGCTACCAGGGTCTGCCTATTATCCTATACTTAATAGCCCCTTCTATCAATCAGGGGGATCTAAATCTGTATATGGCTTGAATGGAAATCCGAATCAGAGTGTCCTAGCATCCGTCATTCCTCGCATTACAATGCCCAATGCGCTGAGACTCGGTGATACTTACCTTATCGCTGAATATGTTTATCTAGATAAACCAGAAGCAAATAAGTTTCGTATC